TGCCATTTTTGGAAAGAATTGTCAAATTCTTTCCATGGTTTAATATTCGTTTAATACTTAAAATTTTTATCTAAACCTAAAATATTTTAACTATTGCTGTTGAGGTATACACCAGGTTCAAGTCCAATAGAAACTGTCATTGTTCCTTTGTTTGTTGGAAACTTATGTTGAGCAGATGTAATTATTTCTTTGCCTGATTTAAGTTTTATCCTATAAACACCTTGTTTACCTGATTTTTCCTTAGTAACAACTTCAACACCTGTAGTAAGTTTATCACCTATATTGATATCTTTAATAGGAATATCGCCATCAACCGTGCTAACTAATGTATCTTCGTGCAAACAACGGTTTAATTGCGATGCACTGATGATCGGTATCTGTCTTTTCTTAGCGGTACCACGAACTTCTTCGGCGATAGATTTAACATAAGAATATAATCCAACACTAGGAGATAATAAATCCGATTTCATAATACCAAGATAATCAAGGAATACAATATCAAACTCAATGTCTTGCTCAATTTTATATGTATCAAGAAGTTGTTCTAACATTAAGGCTGAGAATGCACCATTTGGATAATCCTTTACGAATAACTTTCCATTAGCACCTGATAATTTATGCTTGTTGTATGCATCCATAATCATATCTTTAGAAACATGAGGTCTATCTAATTTAGCTAATTCTTCGGGAGTTTTGGCTAAATCGATTAAAGAGTTAATTGGTAAGTCCAGCGCATTTGCGTGAACTCTCTTCATAATTTCTTTATCGCTCATTTCCATAGACACCAATAGTACTTTTTTACCCTCTTTGATCATACCAGAAATTAAATCTGTCATCATTAGAGACTTACCAATGCCACTAGCTGCAAGAATAACGGAAAGAGTTCCTGGAAGGAATCCAGGTCCAAGTCTTTTATTCATTTCGGTGTGTTGAGTTCTAATACCAAGTAAGCTCTCTGAGTAATAAGTGATCATTTGATCAATGTCATCGAAGTCAAGACCAAGATCACTATCAATAGATATTTTAGCTCTCTCGTCAAGAATTTGCTGAGCCTTTAGCTTCATAGCATCATCTTTTTTCATAAGTCCATCCGAACCTATTTGAAGAGCTTCAAGATACATAGCATCCTTAACAAACGATATTGTTTCGTCGACAAGGAATTCCATGTTTTCAACTTCTTCAGTCTTAGAGACAGCTTGAAGCGACTGGATTATTTCAGCACGAACTTCAGAATTCGATACATTCTTAACACTAGCAACCAGCTCGGTGAGCGAGGGGATTAGTCTGTATTCATTATAGTGTGTTTTTATTAAATCAAAGAGTTCTTGATTACCTATGTTTTCAAAGTATTTCTTTTGTAGAATTGGCATGACTTTGCCAAAATAAGTCCCATTATGAGTGATTTTCTTAAGTATGATTTGTTCAAATTCCTGCATATCTATCCTTTATTCCTTTATTATACTGTATCACTTCTTAATGTTTACCAAGTATTTAATCTGTCTCTATCTCTCATTATATCACCAATATAATCGAGTTCTTCCGCTACCATTTTAACTGTAACATCATCTTTATGAATTTGGTTCATCTTTGCCGCTGATCTGACAAATTGAGCTAAAGTTCTATCTTCAAAATAAATTGCATTGAAGTTCTGAACTAAATCATCGAGTTTTCTTAATTCTTCTGTTGTCATTATAAGTCCTTACTAATTAAATCTATTACTTTCTTCATTTCTGCCATAATATTATCGATATTAGGATCGCCTTGAAGCTTGTACGTGAATGCATTCATATGCCCAAGATCAGCACTACCTGATAATGCCATTCTCCATGCAACTTTAACTTCATCGGTTAGATCAGCCTTCGCATTAATTCTAACTCTGATAATTCCATAGTCATTAGCATTAACATAGACCGCTTGGCCATTGCTCATTTCTTGAATAATAACTCTATTATAGCAAGCATCATCGAATGCTACTGTTAGTTTACCAATTCTGTGAATAAGATTTCTATTCTCTAGACCTTGCATTATCTTGATATTCTCTGCGGTAAATTTCGCTACAGTTGATTTATAATTGGCAGGAAAATTGTAATCGTTTTTAATGAACTCTTCAACCAACCATTCGATACCAACTTTCCAGAAGTATTCATTGAAGTCTTGGCCGGTGTCGAATAATGGGCTGTCGACTAACCAGATATCATATGCATTTATAATCTCACCCAGTAGATCTAATTTAGCATTCTTCCCAGTATTACCGAAATATTCGTTACAAAGTAAAGTAGCTGATTTATCAACACTGTGGTGAACTTTAATATCTAAGTCGTCGAAGAAGCCTTCCGGATATAAGTGATGATCAATGATTGTACATTTTGCAAAAGAAATTAACCTAATAAGATCCTTACGATTTGTACTGAAGCTTACATCTGCAATTAGAATATGCTTGTTTCCATTTCTCTGAATATGAGCTTCTATTTCATCAACTCGTTCTGAAATATTTGCATAATTGGTATGGAAATATACCTTCTTAACTTCCGGCATTGCGTATTCAATATTTAACATACATCCTGCGCAATCTGCATCATTGTGAGAAAAAACTACTAACTCTTCTTCATTTAACATTATTATCCCTTTCATACATATTTATGATATGTTCTAGCTCTTGCGGAGCAATGAATTCTAGATATTCATTAGCTTTTTCCGTTGATATCTTAAAGAAGTCACAAAGATATCCGACCTTTATTGATTCATCTTCTTTGGTATTCTTAGGATATGGAATGTACTTTATCTTACCGGCGAACACACCCTTGATAACTTTGTACTGATTGACCATAGGGATCTTATCATAAAAGTTCAATTGATTTGCCGCCATTATAGCACTTGGATTACCGCTCAACCATCTACAAAAGATGAAAGGAGGGATCTTATTAATTTCATCCTCTGAAGGATTTTTCTTAGGGTCTAATACCCCAGTAAGTGTTTTAAACATTTTTCACCTTATGCTTGAAAGTCTTCGTATGGAAAGAAAGTTTCTAAGTCAGCAGTTAGAACTCCAGTAGCTCCAAGATTATAAACTTCGTAAGTATTATCCGCAGTCATAACACGACGACCACTATCAATAAACTTCACTTTAGGCTCTGCCTTAGGAGTATTAGCTATAACATTTTCGCGGATTGTTTGAGTAATTTCAATTCTGTTCATAATTTTGTGTCCTTTACGTCTTGAGGGTGACTAAGCTTGAAACAAGCGACCTATAACCTTTAACTTACCTATATTATAACATAGAACCTATTAAAAGAAGCTTAAATTCCAACGAAATTTTGAACTTTTTGAGCAACCGCTTGAGCTACTTGATTGTGATCATATATGAAAGTCTGTCTAGAAAGTTCATTATCGATGTAACCAGTAACATGTACGTAATTTTCAGTGCTAGAAACACAACGGATTGTATCATATTCATTAACGATATCTTGGTATGAAATTGACATAATTGAGCCTTTATCTTTTAAGTTACCTATATTATAACACACAATAACTTTACTTCAGCTTAAAAACTCAACTCTTTTGGTAAAGTTTCTAAGTAATCCGAAGCAACCCAATATAAATCTGGATTGGAATTTCTAGATTCAATCTCGAGTACATTTTTCTCAGATAGACTAGATAAATAACCAGCTATTTCGTGAGCCGAATATGTCGTTTGAGCCTTTAAATCATCTGTGCATTGACAGCTAAAGTTATCCGCTAATAATTCTTCTGGATTAACAGCGCCGCAATCATTCATACTTAGGAAAGTTTGGATGAACTTTTGTTCTTTTTCGGTTAGATTATAAGTGTCGTTTGAAAACATAATTGAGCCTTTATCTTTAAGTTACCTATATTATAACATGCATTAGATTAATCTCAGCTTAATTATTCTTCTTATATCGGGGAATCGTGATAGTTTCGATATAGCGGCAAAGTTCATAGAACGAATTAGTTCTCTCGCGGTCGTGGAGTTCTGGATAATCGTATTCCTCCCCTCGAATAAACACGAAGTCTTCCTCGGGTGCTCTTATGCCCATTATCTGGTCTTGCCTAATAACAATTCGATATTCTCGGCTCGCGAGACCCATTTGTCTAGCCCAATAATTACCTATTGCCATAGTGGGAGCAATTAAGTATTTGACTTTAGGTCTACCAATCATCGAGTTCAGCCGTTTCTTTTTCCATATCCCATCCCATACAATCAACCATAATCATTAGCGGTTGAAGAAAGTTCTTCTGGAAATTCTTATCATAATCTATATAATCGCCTATTTCATCAATGAAACTTTCATTCAGAAATGAAACAATTGGGCTATCGAACGGATTAGGTTCAATGAGGAATAATCTTCTAGCTTTATCCCCAGGCATCATAGGAACATATTTGTCCGTCAGCTTATGCTCATTGATATAATCATTATAGGCTATTGCAGAACGAGTTCCAATATTTAGCGATTTAGCCTTACCGTTTTTATCAAGATCAGTAGGATCATAAACGACTTTCGATACACCCGAAACAGCCGCAATATTGTTAAGTGGTTCTGCCTTAAATTCAGCCTTAGCAGCATTTACCCATGCTCTTAGATCAATTTCATTTTTATCGAGTATATGGGGAATAGCTTCTTTGAGCTTCTTCTTACTAAAGGCTGGAGTTGTTGATTTGATGATTTCAAGCCCCATTACCTTAATATAAGGGTCATCTTCTGGAAATCGAGTTCCCTCTGAATCTCTAACTCTAGCATAGTATTTCTTCTTAGCAGTAAAGACGGCTGAGTCAGAAATGATCTCTCGTTCAGCTCCAATAGCTCCAGGATTAAATGCATTCAATTCTCTAGAGAAGTCAGCTATACATTTATCGACTACCGGTTGTATTACCTTAATTTCGAACTGATCAGCCCAATCAACATATGAGTCGATATTTAGACCTGGATTTTTAGCTTGATACATTTCCATGAAAGGTTCGATGTGATAGTAAACACTGTTATGAACTAATATGTTATTGCCGAAGAAGTTATGATTCTGATCAACTTCGATGTCATAAACCCATTCTTCCTGAATACCTAAATCTTCTATTTCAAAATTATCGCATATTTCTATTCTATTCATTCCATTCCTTCATTATCAATTTGCGGTTGCCCGAAGCCAAAATAGCTCAAGATCTTCGAGAGTTCTAAAGTTTATTATCCGTTCAGCAAACCCATCTATCCCGTTGTAACTTATCGTCAATGATGATCTGTCTATATCTATCATAGTTCCTCCTTCTTTACTTTATTATATCGCATACTAGCTTATAAGTTCCTTAAATTTACAATATCTTGATGAGCTTATCGCTCTTTTTGACATCTTTTGGCTTAATTTCTATTAACTCATTATCTCTAACAACCATCATTGAATGGTCCTCAGTTATAGTGACTTCATCACCATTGCATTTTATTTTAAACATTCGCTTTTTCACTTTATGTTTCATAACATAATTTATATTGTTGTATTCAAGCTCTTTAGCTTTGTTTACTGATGCAGCTTTAATTGGGTTGGATACATGTTTGATGAAATTATTTTCATCTCGAACTTCGATTTCACCAACTAAATCCGCATACAATGACTCGATCGAGATATCACCATGTTCAGTTCTAATCATTGTATTGCCAAGCACACTGTCAGTATCTCCATACATAATATAATTCTTTTCTGATTTGTGCATCTTTTGAAGTGTTTCTTCAATGTAATTCGACAATTTACGTATGAAGTAACGACCATTACCGGTAATTGCTGCAGCCATATCTTCATTAAATAGCGGAAAGTATTTATTGGCGATCGCCCCATAAAGCGAATTTATCATAATTTTTTGAGTCATTTGAGCTGTATCAAATAGTCTCTCGCCGTCTTCTGCTTCTCCTAATAATCGTTGAAGTTCTTCTTTACTAAGTGCTCTCAGTTGTTCTTCAGTATATTCTAGTACTTCCATATTCATCCTTTATTACTCTTATTATAACTTAGTTTAGCTTAATATTTTACCAAACTCTTCTTGAGCCACAGTCCTTACAATAATCATCATTATGACACCAAATATAATTAGTGCTCCCGCAGTCTTGACATTTCATTAGTACTCCAATTTTATTTTCTTACGGTTGTACGACTTCTTCGATTGAGTGAGTTTTCTATTATATTTAGCTCTCATCTAGTTACCCACTCTTCCGGACTCTGATTCAACACCTCTTCGTTTAGGCATCGACATTGCAATTTTTAAAGCTATTTTATTTTCTTCAGTCATAATAAGTTCCTTTATTTCTAAGTGTCCTTATTATAGCATAGACACCATTAATACAAGCTTAAATTCTATCTTTCAGTAGTCTTCTATTGAGCATATATGATTCTGTTATTTCCTTAGGTGCAGGCTGAAACTCGTTGAATCGATTTATCGCATAAGGTACATTTGTATCCATATCTAATACTGCTAGAATATCATCAGGGAATAATTGCTTATTGAACTCTTCATCCCCAAACATCATCTTCATAAAAATCGAACCGTATTCAATATAAGTATGTTCTATGACTTCTTGAGAAAAGTCAATAGGTAACTGAGCTGGAAATGCTTTCATAACACCTTTAGGCAGTTCATTATCCCAATCATTATTATTATGCATGATCAATCTGAACGGCTCATTATGTTCAATAAATGACACTATTATATTGTAGTTATGTCTTTTGATTTCATTGATTAATGGGGTTTGCATTATATCTTCAATTCTTTAAGGATAGAAGTAACATATTTTAACTCTTTAAGATCTCTATCTTCTTTCGTATAAGTTAGATAACAATAGCGACAAAATCTCATTCGTTTGCCTCGTTTCATCATTTCTTCTGGTTCCACTAAGCTCTGACAACAATTACAAAAATCTTTCTTTTCTTTCTTACTCATTTATTTCTCCTTTAATATTTCACTGATTAAAATCTTTCTTCTCTCGTAAAGGAACATTGTCTTTTTAGCTTTCTTACGGCTGTCGTAGATTTCCTGAACCATTGCGGGAACCATTCCAATTTCATCAGTCTTGAAGACCGCTCCGTTTATTCCTAAACCAAGTTTATGATGTTTGAGTAAAGCGGTTGTTTTCGCCCATTCTTCTTGAGGCAGATCGAATCGATTCCACTCATCTTGATCATTATAATGTTTTAGAACTTGATCTCTAAGCTCAGGCGGTAGTTCGTGTTTAGCTACGAATGTCTCGGGAGACATATTAAAACCAACCATTCCTAATAGAGGATACATACTATTAACATCGACTGATAACACCCAGTTATGTTTGCCGGCATTTGGATCTCGTACATAACCACCGACAATATGAGGGTGATCGTGTTCAGCTCTTTCGGGCATAATCTTCATATCTTTATGAGATTTGTTGAGGATATATTGACTCCATGGCTTAACTGTTCCCAGTGCATCACTCAATAAAACACCCATCTTTTCGGCAATCATGAACATAAGAGCAGTAAAGTTCAGCTTGTCATCTAGTGATTTAATTAAGTAAGTATCGATGGCACCATAGTAAACAAATTCACTGTGAGCTAATTCTTTAACTTCATCCCAATCACCGGCTATTGCAGCTTTGTAAATCTTAGAAGACTTTTGAGCATCAGTTGGATTTTTGGGAATTTCGTAATCACCAGTATAGAATCCGTCAAATGTACTATATTCTGAGTGATCCACCTTTTGTTTACCGAGTTCGACAAGAGCAATATTATCCAATGAATAAGATGTTCTCGGATCAAGGATAAACTTCTTATAGACCACCATTGTATCAATATAATGATGTCCATCGGCTTTGAATTTGAACTCAGTTCTGCCTTGAAATTCACTTTGTTCAAGTTTTGCCTTACCGTAATTCGACAGTTGATCTGTATCCATTCCTAAGTTTTTAATACGATTGTAGATGTAAGGAAAGTCAAATCCCGCTCCATTCCAAGCATAGATAATTAGTGGATCCATTGTTCTGAATATTTTTAAATAGCTTTCGAGTAAATGAACTTCGTCTTTGCACTGGATATATTTCACTGGGTAATCGAACTCATAATCAGCTTGATGTTTCCACTCTCTTACACCTAGTATAATCATCGTCTTTAGTTCCGAGTCAAATATTTGCATTAGAGATATTTCTTCTGCAGCTTTCTGAGGAATTGGAAAACCAGTGTTCCTTTCCATATATGGCGATCCCTTCAACTCTTCCCACTTATTGGTGGTTTTATTGAAGTATTCGAATTTCTCTTCTCCACCATCACTAAGTTTATCTCTAAGCTCATTGACACCTATTTCATATTCTTCCATATTCATCCTTTATATTATATATTATACTGTAGTTTAGCTTAATTTACCCGTTAATCTTTACCGCATACCAATCTTTATGTTCGCCTTTGTTAATCTTAGTTCCATTTAGGTGAGTACAAGCGAATTGTCTTTCATTGTAATTTTTCTCTTAGATATCAACTGATCATATGCTTTACGATAATTCATCGCACTACCTCAACTCACCC